GTGCCTCAGCAACATTAGGGAATTGGCAAATAAACACACATTTTGCTGCTTCTGCAATTTCCATATGTTCTTTTTGAGTTCCATTTGCAGAACGTAGATTGATATAATGTATCCAAGAACGGCATGAGCCCGTCATATAAATGCGAGTGGGAGTTGCAAGTGGAAGCACAAATCTTGCACATTCCTTTGCAACACCTTGACTCAACAGATAATTATAGACATCCTGAGCGTCCCTGAAGAGGTCTTGAATCATCTTGTTCATCACAAATACATTCTCTTCTTCCAAGTCATCAATTGAGTTCTGTCGGTTCTTAGTATCCTGCCTACGCAGTTCTGGTACAGGAATATCAGCACTCAGAAGATTTGTGTCCGCATACCGTTGCGAAAATTCCTGGAATGTAAACGAACGGTGACGCAGTATCTGAGCTGCAATGCCACGATTCGTTTCAATCTCAAGAGTCATAGTAGCCTGTTCAAACACAGACCAATGATTATGCTTAATACAATAAGCAAGCAACTTGGAATAGTTTTGGTTGTCTTGATTCGCAGGATTAGAAACTCGTGCAATATATGCCATTGTTTGTTCTGCATCGGGAGTTACCGAAATAAGTTTAACTGTCATTTCTTTCCAAATCCTTTTGATGTTTTTGCTTCAAGTTCTGAAAATTGTTTTTTGAGTGAACGTAATTGTTCTTTCATCTCTTTGATTTTTTCATCAGTATAAAGATGTTCTTGCTTTACCAATCGTTCAAGAAGTTTAATTAGTTTTTTTGCTCTACTAGTCGGCATATCCGTCATCATCCTCAAAAATTTCATCGTAATCAGTAATGGTTCTCTTTGGTGTCTTATATGCAGAAACATCAGAATAAATTTCTGCCTTTAGAGAATCAACTAAAAGTTCCAAATTACGGACAATAAGTTTTAGTTTTTCTTTATCCATAGAATGTTTTCTTCTCACTTTATGTTAACACAAAAAAAGGGAGAAGACAATCCCCCCTTTATCTTATTTTTTTGTTTTTTTATCTTTAACTTGATAGTTATATGATTTTGGATTTACAGTTCCTTCTGTCCATTTAATCTTTAAGATATTGCCTTTACCATATTGGTCGTAGTAATTATCAAATACTTCTACAAACGAACCTGCTTGAACAATATCATATTTTGTTTGATCATCTTCAAGATATGTAATTAAATAAGAGTTCCTGGGTAAACTTTTATTATTTGATACAGAAGGATCACAATTTTTATGTATTAATAGCATAATTAACTTCTATTTCCCCAAGTAATATCTGGGTATGCTTCAGAAACTATTTCTTTAGTAATTTTATATCTTGTTTGTAATTTTTTATCTTTACACAAACAAAGAATCTCTGCTTCTAATGGATGTAAACCTTCCAACAGATTTACAAAAATATTTTCTCTACGAATACCATTTAAAGAATCATTACCACCCTTTACAAAGTTATAAAATTTATCATATTCCTTACGTATTGTAGAATACTTTTGGTCAATTGCTCCGATTGAAGAATCACTCAATTGTTTAACTGCTTCTTCAATTCTTTCAGACATTGTTGTCGTCTTCATCGTATTATCCCCAAAAAAGGGAACATCACCTTCTGGTAAAACGGATATTACCGATTCATCAAAATTCCATATAAAAATTGCTTTTAATGAATCGTGCTCATATTTTTTAAGCACTTCGACTTTTTTTACATTAGTTCTTTGTGAACTAGCAAGATTTAAAACTTCAAAAGCAAAAGGATTTGCAGGAAGATCTATATTTTCATTTACAACTTCTTTTGCTTTTGAAGTGGTTCTTTTAGTCGTTGTTTTTTCTTTTACTGTCATTGTCATAAAATTAATGCAGAATTAAATTAATTAAATTTATTTATCAATCATTATCACTATCATCTTCATCAATAAAATAATCAGGATCAAATCTTACTGAAACAATTTCTTGATCAATTAACTCACCATTTTTATTGTAAAACTCTGGATGATAAGCAATTTGTTTTGGTCCTTCTTGATAGTTCATCATATATTCTCTGGCACTCCACCCGATAAAAAGTCCTACCATAAAAAACAAAACAAATAAAAAAGAACCAAATACTAAATACGTTGCTGTCATTGATCTTCTCCGAGAGACTACTTTTTTTTCATTATATCTAATTCAATTTTGAAATATATCTCTCTTTTAAGGAAAGAAAATACTTTTTCAAAATTGAAAGTTCTTAATGTCAATTTTGTTTCCTTTTTCTCTCCTCCTTTTTTTCTAAGCATTAACTCAAAACCACGATTAATGCCATAATTTCCAAAATTATTTATAGACACGATCAGAGCATATTATTTTCTTTCAAATACGAGATCGTATCAGTGCATCCACCAATATGCAAATCATTTAAAATTACCTGAGGAAATGTTGAACCTTCCCCAAATTCGGAATAGAATTGCTCTCTATTAAAATCAGTATTGAGTTCATATGAAGTGATTTTATATCCCTTTGATTCACTCAAAAGATTTAAAATTGTCTTTACCTTATCGCAATAAGGGCAACCTTGTTTTGAATAAATTGTAAAATTCATAATACTATAAAACTTTATTTTGTCTTTGAGGGTATTTATAGAGCACTTGCTCTTGCTTATTGTGCATCCATTTTATTATAGCACTTCTTTTTTCTTCTGTAAAAAAGATTTGCTTTGAGAACCAATCTTCCCAATCTGTGTGTCCTTTGTCATGATTGCATTCTTGGCAGCAACAGACAACATTGTTTGTGAAATCCGTTCCACCTTTTGATCTTGGAACTATATGATCAATAGTTAATTTTTCTTCAGAACCACAGTAAGCACACTTATGATTCCAATTTTCTTTAATGTGCTGTCTCCATATTCGTCTTGCTTCTCCAGAACTTGTAGTATAAAGATTAAACAAATATTCTTTAGACGAATGAAGAGGAGTCATAAGTTTTTGCAACTTATGATTATTTAGAGATTAAACTTACGTCTAAATGCTTCAAAGTTTATTTGGATTTCTTCATTGGTCAATTCACGATTATAAATCATACAATTGTTCCAATGACATTTATAATTAGAATTTGTTCCTGTAGTAATACCTGCAGCAGAATCAGAACCTGTTCCAAAAATTTTATCTAGATTGATTTCTCCTGTTGTCATCCAATCAGTTGAAACTCCCACAGATTTAGAACTTCCATTAGTTGATAAAAAACTCTTATAATCTGTCGTAACACCACAAACAACAAAAGTCCAATCAGAAAAAGAAGCAGATCTTTGCGACAAAACATCCTGAGCAACTGTAGATGAAGTCGAAAATGTTCTCCCTGTTCCCCACACAATTCTAACACATCCTCTGCCACCATTTGCAGGTTCTCTCCAACTATTAGAACTATCTGCCTGATAACTTGCCCCACCACCACCTCCATATATTCCACCAACAGCTCTTGTTGAATAATTAGTAAAGGTGTTCGGTATGCCATATCTTCCACTACTTCCTGTTGGTGCAGTTCCACTAGAACCAGACAATCCAGACTTTGAACTAGTGTCACTTCCACTGGCAGTAGTTGAAGTTCCTCCAGCTCCTGTTGTTCTGGTTGCATTATAAATTCCTACTCCTCCACCACTATTAAAATTTCCAGAAGATCCACTATCTACATTCAAACTTCCACCTCCACCTCCTCCACCTCCCTGTCCAGTGCCACCTGCTCTTTGGGCAGCTGTTTGGCTAACATATCCATATCCACCAGTTCCACCAGCTCCTGTATATCCTCCTGCTCCTCCACCACCACCTCCACCAAAGGTAGTATAACCATTTCCACCATTTCCACCATTTCCACCACCACTGGATGCTGACCCCTGACCTCCAGTTCCACCCATTCCTGCAGTAGAATCGGATGAACTACTTGCCCCAGAACTTCCTCCACTTCCTCCACCAGCTAAAAGTAAAATATCTGTTCCAGTTGCATTATAACCGACTCTTTTTATATAACTATCTCCACCATTTGTACCATTGGTTTTTGCTCTAGCAGTAGTATTCGTATCTTGATAATAATTTAAAATTTCTACATTTCCACCCTTTCCTCCAGCACCAGATTGAATATAAAGAGTTTCACCTGGAGTTACAGCAAAAGTTCCATACGAAAGTCCTCCTCCACCACCTCCTGCTCCTTGACCATTACCAGAATCATTACCTCCAGCTCCACCTCCACCCCCAACACAAACAGCAGTAATAGAAGTTACACCAACAGGAACTACCCAAGTAGTTTGATAATTTGCAGTTATTATTCCCGAAGATGATGGTGTTGTGTATGTACCAAATCCACTTGAATACAAATAATTGGAAGAGTTTTGTAAATGAGTCTTACATTGAGCCGAACTAAGAGAATTATCAACACAATATTGAATTTTTTGATTTGTTATACTACCTGAATAACCAGGTACTTTTGAATACCATTCAAAATAATCACTATTAACAGAACTAGTTTCAAACAAAATACTATTTTCATTCTTAGTAGTATCTTTTAATGAAAATCCTTGTGAAGTTCCATAACGACCAATCTCTATTAATGAATTACTAGATGATTGATATTGCTGGAAAAAATAATTCCAAGTAGAACTAGTTAAAGTTTGTGGTTTCACCATCATACAAATAGTAAAACCACTACCCGTTGAAGCACTTACACTTACGTTTGTATTGCTTATATAAGATGAAGTAGATGTAGATATAAAATGACTTGTTGTTCCTGAGGATACGAATGTTTGATTAAATGATGTATTTGTGGCACCATAACCCACTAAATTCTTGATTGCTGTTCCTACACCAGAATATGACTTACTATTTCCAGCATCATTCAGATAAATTAATCCATCAGTAACAATTCTTGTCTTAATATATCTTCCCATTTAACTATTATTAGTTTTCTTGTATTTATGAGCACAAGCATCTCTTGCCCAAGCACGACTTAGACTATTTACATGAGAACAAGATTTACCAGATTCCCCGCAATATGGACATTTGGCATCTGGGGGATCTCCAACGTATCCTTCAGGTGTGTACATCCTCTTCTTTTTGAGATTCTTTACTTGTTTATGTTTTCTGTGATTCATTTTTTTTATTATAAGGGGGTTTCATTGGTCTGTAAAGATTCGGCCAAGTATCTCTTATAATTTCTGCTAGTTTATAAGGTGTCTCGGATGTAATCATCTAACGTGATGTCCTCCAAACATATAACGCATTCCGTTTAAGATTTTTGCTCCAAATGATCCAAGATTGCGTGAGTTAAATCTTTCAAATAACGCAGCAGTAATGACAGGAGAGGGAACCCCCAAGTCCACAGCGGCAGAAACAGTCCAACGACCCTCACCACTGTCGGATACACCTCCAGAGAACTGTTTAAGCTCACCATCCCTGCGTAGCACATCAGCAGTAAGGTCAAGTAACCAAGACCCAACCACACTACCACGACGCCATAACTCAGCAACCTCAGCAACGTCAATATCATAACAGTAACTTTCTGGATCTGCCATTGGGGCAACTTCTGCATCTCCTTCTCTGACATACTGAGCACCTGCATTAGCGTTCTTGATGATATTAAATCCTTCTGCATATGCTTGCATAATACCATATTCAATACCGTTATGCACCATCTTCACGAAATGTCCTGCACCTGGACCACCACAATGTAACCATCCATATTCAGCAGAAATTATGTCTGAGTCAAATTGAGTCCTGGAGGCAGCATTGATTCCTGGGGAGAGTGCATCAAAAATCTTTGCACAAGTGGCGACTGCAGTATTTCCACCTCCAACCATAAGACAGTATCCACGATCCAAACCATAAACACCACCGCTAGTACCGCAATCAATATATTGGATACCAACTTTTGCCAGACGTTCTGCTCTTTTCCTACTGTCTTTAAAATTGCTATTGCCATGATCAATAATAATATCTCCTTCACTACAATATCGTAGTAACTCATTGATTGTCTCCTCTACTGTTTCTGCTGGTACAACCATTTGAAAAATTCCTGGTTGTGTACCACCGTTCTTTTTTTGTTTAACTACTTGAACAAGGCTTTGTATAGAAGTTGTAATACCATTAATATATCCGTTTTCGTATGCTTCGTTTGCTTTTTCATAATTTCTACGATACCCCCAAACTTCTATTCCTGCCTTCATCATACGACGGGACATTCCTTCTCCCATTCTACCTAATCCAATCAATCCTACTTTCATTTTTCCCAATCCTCATAAACTTTTCTAAAATACATATCCACTTTATTCAA